TCTTAGTTTTAAACTGCTTTTCTGGGCATATTATTACATCTACCTTATGCCCTTCTTTTCTAAATATATCTGCTAATACTGGTGCAAGAGATTTATTGTATTGATACTCGTTAACTACTCCATCAGCAGAAGTACATGCTCCACTTTTTAAAATACTGTGTCCTACTGTAATACATATTTTCATTATTTATTTTCCTCCTTTAACATTTAATTCATCTGTCATAGTATCTAATAAACTACCTATTTTCTCTTTTAATCGTTTAGGAACTGGTAATCCACATAAATACATATTTTTTAATATACTTACACTTTCATATAGAATGAATAAAATAGAGAAAAATTCAGATATTCCTAGATGATTTAGTCGTAAGAAATCAACCCAATCTTGTGGCAACATAAATAAAAAGTTAAACTTTGTAAGTATGTCAACTACTGCTAGAAAAAATATACATGCTATCATTGCAACTTTTCTTATTCCTCCATTTATTCCAAAAGAGCTATTAAACTGATGTGTTTTTATTGCTCTTAGACAACCTAGCAATGTATCAAATGCTATTGCTAATATTACTAATTTTATAAATATATTTGTTGCTAAAAAAACTATTGTTACGTTCATACTTCCTCCTAATTTTGTATTAAAATAAGACTTAGAAATTTATCTAAGTCTTTGACAACTAACGGCACTTAGCTGCTATATAACTATACACACCATTGTTAACTGGATTTCTAGGTATCCATCCATTGTCAGTAAAAGTTATTCCATAACGATTATGATTAACATCAAGATATTTTTCTCCAGTTGTATAATTATAAAAAAGATAGAATAAAGGTGTGTATACACAATAATATTTTTCCTCTACAGCATTAATGGCAGTATAGGAAATAATATCTGGTCTAAAACCTATATTTAGCCCATTAGGATATGCACCAGTATAATAGGTAAAAGTTCCACTAGTATATTTATATTTAGAATTTAACTGACTTATAGTATTTTTAAATCCTGCAATATAATTAGCATACTCTTGAAATGTTTGTTCGGATGTAGCAGGAGAGCCGATAGCAGTTGCAATTAACTCTTTTCCACTATCGGCACTTTGAAAAGCCAAATCTGCTCTATCTATACACTCTTTCAATGCTCCCTCGACATTTTCACTAGTGAATTTATTCTCTGTATCTTCTATAGTTACATTCTTTGCTTCTAATACAAGATTTCTAACTTTACTAACTAATTCTTTAAAAGTCATTTAGTCACCTTCTTTCAATAAAAAAGAACCTATATTGTTGGTTCTACTGGTGTTTCTTCTTTATTTAATAAACCTGTTAACTCTAAATATTGTTCTTCTGTAATCCTATTTACTGCATAGAATACATCCATCTTATGTTGTAAATCCTCCTTAGTGCTATAGTTTTTTTGTTCTATCATTAACTTTAATAAGTTATACATATAATTTCCTCCTATAAATTATTGTTTAATTTGATATTTCCTACTTCAAATGCTGTATTTACTATCTCAGAATCTCTATTTTTATTTTCTTCTTTTAACATATTTAGTTCTTTTTCTAATACTTCTAATCTCTTTTGTTCATCAGTCAAAACAACTTCTATATTTTTTATATTTAATTCTTTTGTAACTGGATTTATAGACTCTATATATTGTTTACTATAGTCTATACTACCAAATTCAACATCTATGAAATTTAATTCAGTTATTTCTGACAACTCTTGTATATCTCCTATTGCTTCACCAGTTTGAAGCCATATCTTGCCTGTTTGGTCGTAAATTATTCTATTATTTCTATTCATTTAATCACCTCTAATTTATATTTTTATTCATATGCTCTCCAAGCAAAACCAGTATTAATAATAGAAAAAATCGTACTACTAACTTTATCAAATGGAACAACTTTTTGTAAAGAAAGAGTAAAACTATTTTGTGTAACTGAATCTAGTTTTATAGAAGAAGTGCAAATCCATTGTTTATTATAGAAACGACGTCCAAGTGTAAAATCGGCTAAGTTTGAAACACAATTAAATTGCACATCTTGTGCAGGTACGTAACTACCTAAAAACATTTTGTCTATTATAATAACACTTGGAACAAAATCTAAATTAATGGGTATAATTAGTTTTTTTACTGCGGAAAGACTATCTCCATCAACCATTCTGAAATTGATAGTATCTTCTTCTCTAGTAAATGTGTATCTACCTGTAGCCCATTTTTTTCTTCGACTAAGCTGATTATTCAATTCTGTTATTCTATTTTGCAAATCCTGCACACTAGCGTCTGAACTATCAAAACTTGTTTTTATTTTCTCTGATAACTCCACAAGTGTATTATTTAAACTTGCTTCTATATTTTTAAGTGCTAAAGTGTTTATAATACTTGTTTTACCATTTCTAAACCCTTCTCCAATCTCTATCAGCTTAGTTGATATATCACTTAAACTAGCATCAGATTGAAGTGGCATTATCTCTTTACTTATACTTAAAACCTTCTCAACTGTTGCATTTTCTGCATCTGTAGCAACTATTTTTAATGTGTGTATTGCATTGTCTGTAAATTCATAGTTGATGGTTTTTTCTGCTGTTAAATCTGTTGTTATTGTTTCTTTTAATACATCATCTAAATACCACTCAATTTTACTTAAATTATTATCTAAATCAGATGCTGTAAATTTTGCAGAATTAGAACTATATGAATTAACTAAAATTGTTGGCTTGTTATTTGTTCTTGTAAATGTTACTGTTTTACTTGTTACTAATCCACCATCTTCTGTACTTATTTCTATTACTATTGAATTTTGGGAATTGAATGCTAATGGTACTATTTGTTCATCAGTTAATTTAAGTTTATAATTATTATCACTAGAATTTGTCTTTGTTTCTATTATTGTGCCATTTAACTTTTCTGTAACAATGAATTTTACACTTGGTTCATTATCTATAATTCTGTAGTTTATTTCACATCCTCTGCTAATGTTATCAATCACAATATCAATAACAGGGTCAGGTATAAATCTTACTGTAGTTGTTTGCTGTACTACATCATCAATATCAGTTGTTACATTTCCAACTCTATAGCTCATCATATAAGATTCTTTATATAAATCTTTATCTCTGAATATATCTATATTCTTATTAGTATATAAATGAAAATAAGCTGTATAAAGTTTCCCATCTGCTTCAAATTCATACCTTTGTGCAAGTATATCTAATTCTGTATAGACACCTCTTCTTTTCTTCACAGTTCTATTGTATTTCCATATCTTCACTTTATCACCTCACTTTCTACATTGGTATTAAATTACTATTTATTGTTGATATAATACTGCTTCTATTACCTTTTACTTCTTGCATCACTTCTTTTAATGCTCCCTCTACGTTGTCGCTCTCAAATAAATTATCTGTATCTTTTATACTTGTTTTATCTGCTGTTGTTTCTATACTATCTACACTAGTTTTTACCTCATTTAATGCACTAACGATATTTGTTTTATCTGTTGTAGTAAGTTGTGTTGTATCTCCTATTTTAGTGTTCAACTCTGTTTTAGCAGTTTCTATGTTGCTTGTTAATTCTGTTTTAGTTGTATCTATTTTAGTGTCTAATTCTTGTATATCTTTTAAAGTTGCTAAAATTACGGTTGGGTCTACTTTCAAATTAATATTAGCTACATTAGATACAACTAATATTACTTTTATTAATAGTTCTTTTACAGTCCCTGAATCCGCAGTAGGTTTATATGTTGTTGGGTAACTAGAAATCGCTAATAATTGGTCTTTAGAATCAAATAGACCAACTTCTCTTATTTCAAATCCTCCAACATCACCAGGTATGAATTTTTGTATTACTACCCAGTTAGGATTATCTTTATCTCCTTGTGCATGTTCAAGTGTACTTTCCCAAACCACATTTTTTAGTGCTGTCTGACTCTCATTTGGAGTATAAGAACTCCCTCCTCCATCTCCAACTTTTATCTTTGCAAAATCTACTTTTTCACCTGTAATACTTGCATTTGCTATTGCTGCCTTACCAATGTCAGTTACTAGAGTAAAATATTGTTGTTCTGTCAATTTTATCACCTC